AAGTTGCCTGGAAATAGGTCGTTTGATGATTGGACGATTACAGTAATCAGTGATGGAGAATTTAATCTTAGAACTAAATTTGAAAAATGGATAGAAGCAATCAACTCAACAATAGGTAATGTTGCAGAACAACCACATGACCTTACGCAAGGTAGTGTTCTTGCAACTGGATTGTTCCCTACTTGGGCTGTAGACCAACTTGATAGACAAAATAATCCTATCAAGACCTACAAGTTCTTCCATTGTTTCCCTACAGTAATTAGTGATATGGCACTTGATTCAGACCAAAATGATACTTTATCTGAATTTACTGTTACTATGACTTATACTTACTTTTTGACCAGTGATGCTCCCGATGTTTCGATGACTGAATCCGTAGACCTTGGCGGTGTCGGAGAAGCAGGATAATCGGGGATTTATAAAATGAGGATTTATTATTATGCCAGAACTATTTGGATTCAACTTCGGTAAAAAGAAAAGGCCAGACGAACCATCTACAAAATCTAAATCTTTTGTTGAACCTGATTACGATGACGGTGCAACAGTTGTACAACCAAGTGCGTTTTATGGCACCTATCTAGATTTAGAAGGTGATATTAAAACCGATATTGGACTGATTAACCATTATAGAACTATGGTTCTTCAACCAGAAATTGAATTGGGTGTTGAAGATATTGTAAATGATGCTATTGTGTTTGACGATGACAGGACTCCTGTTAAATTAAACATGAATCATTATAGCCAAACACAATCTATTAAAAATAAAATTGACAAGGAATTTCAAGAAATTCTTTCTTTATTAGATTTTAATAATAAAGGTCATGAAATTTTTAGAAAATGGTTTGTAGATGGAAGATTATATTTTCATAAAATAGTTGATACTGGTAATCTTAAAAATGGTATTATAGAATTAAGACCGATAGACCCAGTAAAAATTCAAAAGATACGAGAAGTTCAAAAAGAAAAAAATAAAGATGGTGTTGAGATAGTTAAAAATGTAAATGAATTTTACATGTATACTCAATCACCAAAAGCCACAACTGGTGTTTATACTGGTCAACAAATGAGTCAAGGGATTAAAATATCCCCAGATGCTATATCATATACCACTTCTGGATTATTCGATAATAATAAGAAAAAGGTATTGGGTTATTTACATAAAGCAATTAAACCATTAAACCAACTTAGAATGATTGAAGATGCCGTTGTAATTTATAGAATCTCTCGCGCACCCGAAAGAAGAATCTTTTATGTTGATGTAGGTAATCTTCCTAAAAATAAAGCAGAACAATATCTTAGGGACTTGATGAACCGATATAGAAATAAATTGGTTTATGATGCAAACACTGGTGCTATTCGTGATGACAAAAAGCATATGAACATGCTTGAAGATTATTGGCTACCACGAAGAGAAGGTGGTAGAGGAACAGAAATTTCTACACTTGACGGTGGACAAAATCTTGGCGAAATGGAAGATGTAGAATACTTCAAGAAGAAACTATATCGTGCAATGAATATTCCTGCGAGCCGTTTGGAAGCAGACAATGGTTTCAATATGGGTAGGTCTGCGGAAATAACAAGAGATGAACTTAGATTTTCAAAATTTGTAGACAGAATCCGAAAGAAGTTTGATGACCTTTTCTTTGATTTGCTTAAAACTCAACTCATAATGAAAGGTATTATCACCGCAGAAGATTGGAAGGATATATCTCAGAACGCATATATTGATTATGCAAGAGATTCATATTTCTCTGAACTTAAAGAATCAGAAATATTAAAAGAAAGAATGGAAGTGCTGAGAGAGGTAAATGAATACATAGGTCAGTACTATTCTCTAAATTGGATTAGAAAAAATATTTTGAAGTTCAACGAACAAGAAATTAAAACAATGGACGAAGAAATAGAAGAAGAGAAGAAAAGTGGACTTCATGACGAAGGGGAAGAATTTTGAGCAACATAAGAAAATTAATTGAAGAATCCAAAAATAATAACTTGGTTGATATGTATGATACATTTTCTGAAATTATGGCAGAAAAAACATTGGACTATGTAGAAGCAAGAAAAGCCAATATTATGATGGAAGATAATATACAACATGATGGTTCGTGTGATGAAGTACATCCTGATAAATCTCACGAAGAATGGGAAGAAGACCAAGAAGAATTTGTTCAAAATGAACAGATGAATATGGCATCAGCAGTACCAACAGATGATATGCGAACACAGGTTGCCAAACTCGGTAAAGGTTCTGTAGGAAGAAAAGGACAAGAAAGAAGTGAAATAGACCCAGATGATGTAAAAAAAATGTGGGAATGGTGGCGGTGTGTACACAATCAAAATACTGCTCGCGAGGAAGCGAGAGAGGCCTTTTGTAGTTGTTGTTACCATCAGACCCCTGACGGGCCACCGCCAATACCAATGCACGACCCCCGATGTTCTGGATTTGGTGAAATTCTTGCCATTGACTGTGATGCGCTTCTCCCAGATGATATATCAAACCAAGGAGGCGGCATTGCCCATCAAGCAGTAGCAACTGAATCAGTAATTTCTAAAATACAAGAATGTTATAGTAGCAAAATGCCTGTTAATATAAATATAGACGGAGAACAATTACAAATAAACCCTACTTTTGCGAGGGATATTATTCTTCTACATGATGAACTAAATGAAGAAAATCAGGCAGAATTAAGAGAACTTATTGAATCGAACAATATAGAGTCATTTGCAAAGGTGATGAAATTTACAGAGGATAGAAACTAAAATGAATTCCAGAATTAAACAACTATTTACTGACATCATTAATGAAGAATTGATTGACACTAAGTCAGAATTTGAACAAATTCTTTCCGAAAAACTTAATATTGCAATAGAAGAAAAAAAGAAGAATAAAAAAGTATATCTTAAAGGTCAAGAAGACAAAGAAGATGAAGATGAAGATGATGACAATTTAGATGATGTTGATAAAAAAGAATTAAAAGGTAAGCATAAAGATAGAGAAGATAAAGACATCGACAATGATGGTGATGTAGATTCTAGTGATAAATTCCTTCATAAGAAGAGAAAAGCCATTACTAAAGCAATGAAGGAAAGTTCTCGCGCAAGAAAAGCACATACTCGTAAGAAGGGTAAGTATAAATGGGGTTCGGGTAGACATCGTGAAGGTGAATCAAAACATGAAGACGAGGTGTATCACCGAAGACAAGGTGGTGGTGGTCATGAAGGTGGTCAAGGTGATGCAGGAAGGGGTGAGGCTGACTCTTTAAAAGGTGGTTCAGCAAACATTAAAAGACATAAAGAAATGAAACGAAGAGCAAAAGAAAGAAAATTAAAAGCAATTGCTGATAAAAGAAAATCACTTAAAAGAGAAAAAGAAAGAGCAGAAGCGCACGAATCTATTAAGAATGAAACATATGCTCGGTGGCAAAACTAAATGAATACTGGATTAAAAAGTTTTCTTTCAGAGCAAATGATGCCCGCGCCTCCTCAAGGTGGTCCAGGTGGTCCAGGTGGTCCAGGTGGTCCTGGTGGAATGCCCGGCGCTCCCCCAAAACAAAGCATTACAGATAAAGTTTGGGGTCAAGTTACACAAAATCCAAATATTGATGAGTTTATTCAACTCATGCAAATGGAAGGATATACAGATAGAATTATATTAAAACGCATCAGGGAAAAATTTTATCCTGAATTTGTTTATTGGGCAAAAGAAGCAATACGACAAACAAACAAACAAAAAGCACCACAACAAAGAATGCAAGGTCGAGCCGCTGATGTAGATTTGTTTGGCGGTGGAGGCGAAGTTGGTGGTCCAGATATCTAAGGGGAATAGTTTAAAATGAAACTTATTACAGAAACAACAGAAAATATTAAACTTATTAAAGAAGATGTAGAAGGTGGTCCTGCTAACTACTATATTAGTGGTGTGTTTATGCAAGCAGAAGAAAAGAATAGAAATGGTAGAATATATCCCAAAGACATTCTTATGAACGAGGTTAAGAACTATAACAATAACTTCGTAAATGGCAAAAGAGCATTTGGTGAACTAGGACACCCAGAAGGACCTACTGTAAATCTAGAAAGAGTATCCCACATTATTACTGACTTACAAGAAAAAAATAATGATGTTGTTGGTAAAGCAAAAATCATGGATACTCCAATGGGTAAGATTGTAAAGAATCTTCTTGACGAAGGCGCACAACTTGGTGTTTCTTCTAGAGGAATGGGTTCTCTTACAGAAAAAAATGGCACAAAATTTGTAGATGATGATTTTATGCTTGCCGCTGTAGACATAGTTGCAGACCCATCTGCACCAAATGCATTTGTAGACGGAATAATGGAAGGTAAAGAATGGATATGGGATAATGGTATCATTAAGGAAAAAACCATTAATGGATATAAGAAAAAGATTTATAAAACTCCACAATCAACATTAGATGAAATTGCTGAATGGTGTTTTGCAGATTTCTTGTCCAAATTATAAAAAAATATACATAAAAAGTATAAATCTATAACTTTAAAGTTAAAATACCAAGGAGCATATAAAAATGGGAAATAGTATAATTAATTCTGCTGAAAGTCTTTTGGAAAGAACAGACACAGAAGAACTAAGCAGTAGAATTTCAGAAAAAATTAATGAATTTACATCAGTATTAGAATCTATGGGAGTTTCATCAGAATACTCACAGGGTGCTTTTGATAGAATTTCAAATGCAGATGATGAAAATGAACTTGATGAAGCAATTACAAGAGAACTTGCTAAACTAGAAATGATTGCACTTAAAGAAGAAGATGAAGAAGATGCACTTGGTAAAGGCCCTCAAGATGCTGAAGGTAAAGGTGCTAAATACGCAAAACCAGTAAAAACTGGCGATGCTAAAAAGACTCTCGATGATAAGAAGAAAGGTCGTACAAATGAGCATCTAGACGCATTGTTTAGTGGAGAAGACCTAAGTGCTTCATTCAAACAAAGAGCATCAGATATCTTTGAAGCGGCTGTTAATGCAAGAGTTGAAGAAATTCAAGCAGAACTAGTTCGTCAATCAAGAGATGTTTTTGTCGAAGAAGTAGTATCCGTTAAAGAACAACTATCTACACAGGTAGACGATTACCTAGACTATGTTGTTTCTGAATGGATGTCAGAAAATGAACTAGCAATCGAATCTGGAATTCAAAACGAAATTTCTGAATCATTCATGAGTGGTCTTAGATATTTGTTTGAAACTCATTATATTGATGTTCCTAATTCTAAGTTAGATGTTCTTGAAGATTTAACAGTAAAAAATAATGAACTTAAAAATCAATTAAATAATACTATTAAAGAAAACATTCAACTAGCGAAGAGAGCAACAAAAGCAAATTGTGAAAGTATTTTTGAATCAGCATGTCATGGACTTGCAGATACTGAAGTTGAAAAACTTAAATCATTAGCAAGAGGTATTGAATATTCCAACGAACAAGAATTTGGAAGAAAAATTGATACTCTTAAAGAAAGTTATTTCAACAGAAAATCAAAACCACTAACCACATTAGTTGAAGAATCAAACAATAGTGAGGTTCAGCAAGAATTAGAACCAAGAATGGAAGCGTATTTCAATAGTGTTGGTAGACTTGCTGACGCAAAAGAAAATAATACACAGTCGTAAATTTCAAAAAATATACATAAGAGGAAATTAAAGTATAAAATCCTCACAGACAAGGAAACAAGGAGAAAAGTAGATGAGTAATCTAGAAGCCGCAGCCGAATTTTTAGGAAGTAAATGGAAGCCCATTATTGAGCATCCAAGTCTTCCAACAATTAAAGATTCTTATAGAAAGAATGTAACAACAGTTCTTCTTGAGAACCAAGAAAGAGCAATTCAAGAACAAGCAAACAACCTTGCAGGTGGCGGTATGTCGCCAGTAGTTGGTAGTGAAGGTAATATCAAGGGTTTTGACCCTATCCTTATCTCACTAGTACGACGCGCAATGCCTAACCTAATGGCATACGATGTTTGTGGTGTTCAACCAATGACAGGTCCTACTGGACTTATCTTTGCACTTCGTGCTAAGTATGGTTCAGGTAGTGGTAACGAAGCACTGTTCAGTGAAGCCGCAACAAGTGTTGCAGCGGGTACAACGAACTCTGGACCAGATATGTCTAGCAACCTTGGTGACCCACTAGGTACAGGCGCACAAGTTCACGGTGGTACTGGTTTTAATGGTGTTGGTGCTTCAGGTGGTATGTCAACTAATACTGCTGAAACTCTTGGTGCCGCATCTGGTACTCAGTTTGCAGAAATGGCATTCACCATTGACCGAACTTCGGTTGAAGCAAAAACCCGTGCATTGAAAGCAGAATACACAACTGAACTCGCACAGGACTTGAAAGCAGTCCACGGTTTGGATGCAGAAACAGAACTTGCTAACATTCTTAGCACAGAAATTCTTGCAGAAATTAACCGAGAAGTTGTAAGAAGTATTTACCGAGTTGCTAAACTTGGCGCACAACAAAGTGACCTTTACTATGCAGGTGCTGGCGTAACCAATGTTGGTTTGTCTGCTGGTGCAGCCGATTCAGATATCGGTGGTATCTATGACCTAGACAAAGACTCTGATGGACGATGGAGTGCAGAACGATTTAGAGGACTTATGTTCCAACTAGAACGAGAATGCAACCAAATCGCTAAAGATACTCGTAGAGGAAAAGGTAACTTCGTTGTCTGTACATCAGATGTCGCTTCCGCACTTGCAATGAGTGGTTTCTTACAAATCTCTCCTGCAAAAGCAACCGACCTTGATGTTGATGACACAGGTAACACATTCGTAGGTACACTTAATGGTAAGATGAAAGTTTATGTAGACCCATACTCAAGCACGACTAACTATGCTTGTGTTGGATACAGAGGTTCTTCACCTTACGATGCAGGTTTATTCTACTGCCCATATGTTCCACTACAAATGGTTCGTGCCGTTGGTGAAAATGACTTCCAACCACGCATCGGGTTCAAAACTCGATACGGAATGGTACAGAATCCTTGGGTTACATCAACCTATAGTTCAAATGATGCAGAACCATTAGCACAACTTGCAGTTCGTTCAAATCAATATTACAGAATATTTAGAATTGATGGACTTCATGGTGGTGCCGCTGCCGCAGGAACTAGTTACCCGTAATCTAACGGATTATAAGGTACTAATCATAATAATGATTGAAGCAGGAGAGGATTTATTCCTCTCCTGTTTTCTTTTATAGATTCATTATATTATAAATAAAGTAAAAGGAATATTTAAAATGGAACAATACAGCAATTCAAGAAAATATTTACAGGAAATTGGACTTCTTAAAGAATGGGCGCCTCCATCGCCTCCATCTGTGCTTCCTTGGGACTTAGGACCCGACCAATCGCCATTAGTAAAACCTGCTGGTTTAGATACAGTATGGCATCAACCAAATATGGGTGGCCATCCTGGGGGTGGAACAACTTATGGTGGTAAAATCGTTACAGTAGATGGTGAAACATTCTTGTGGCATTACACAATAAAAGATGGTGAAGTAATAGATGAGAGGTGGGAGCCGATAGGACCAACATGGGGAATGACTCCACAGGAAGAGGATGAATACTGGGATTGGCGTCTTTACGATGTTAAATAATAAATGACGAATGAACTTCCAGGATTATCACCAAAAGTATCTGTAG